CCATCGCGGAAAAATACAAGCTCCGTTCCGGAAACCTTGTGTTGGACTGGGCAAAGGAGTATCATCGTCATAGAGAACAACCGAAAGAAACAGGAGGAGTATCTATGGCGAGGCGGAACCATACGATGGAGGAGCGCGTCCAGGCAGTCAGGGAATATCTGGAGGAGGGGAAAGATTTTTCTGAGCTTTCGGAAAAATATAGGACGACCGCCCAGGTGGTACGCAGCTGGGTGAAGCGGTATCAGGAGATGGGCGTGGCAGGTCTGGAGGACCGGCGTGGGAAACGGCTTGTGTCTCAGACGCCCCGGACAGCCGAGGAGGCACTGCGAATCGAAAAGAGCAGATTGGAACGTGAGAACTATCTGCTGAGGATGGAGCTGGATTTGTTAAAAAAAGTGCAGGAGCTGGAGAGGGGGGATCGCTGAGGCAGTTCCGTCAGGAGCGGCAGAATGAAACGGTGCGTTGGGCTGCATATCTCCCGGGCCGGCTACTACCAGTGGCGCTCCGGGAAAGCGGGTGCCCGTACTGTGGAAAACCGGCATTTGGCCGGGCTGGTAAAGCAAATCCACGACGAGAGCCCGGACAAGGGCTATCGGCGGATCCGGGATGACCTGGCACGGTATTATGCCATGCCTGTGAACGACAAGCGGGCCCTTCGCATTTGCCGCAGCTTGGGCATTCAGTCTACCATAAAATATGCCCGGCGTGGATGTACCCGGTCGGCCTCAGACCCGCAGTATCTGGCTGAAAACGTGCTGAACCGTCAGTTTTGCGCAGAAAAGCCCAATGAAAAGTGGCTGACTGATGTGACAGAGTTCAAATATTATGTGGGGCCAACGGTCCATAAACTTTACCTCAGCGCCATATTGGACTTGTGCGACAGGCGGATCGTCTCCTTTGTCCTCCGGGACGCCAATGACAGCGCGCTGGTCTATGAGACGCTGGATCAGGCCCTCGCGGCCAACCCGGACGCTCATCCCCTGTTCCACAGTGACAGGGGGTTCCAGTACACCACCCGGGTGTTCCATGACAAGCTGGCTGCGGCTGGGATGACCCAGAGTATGTCGCGGGTAGGCAAGTGTATTGACAATGGACCCACGGAGGGCTTCTGGGGTATCCTGAAGCGGGAGCGTTACTATGGCAGGCGGTTCACCAGCCGGGAACAGCTGTGCGGTATGATCCGGGAGTATATTGCTTACTACAATTTCTCTCGCCTCCAGCGGCGGCTGAGGGTTCCGCCCATGGAGGTCTACACCCAATGCAGGGCTGCCTGACAAAATTGCGCATTTTATTTCACTGTCTACTTGACGGGGGGCAGTTCAAACTGTCCCAAAGCATCGACATCCTTGTTGATTGCCCCGGACAGAGGTATAATATAAGTGTAATGTGATAGGGAAGGAGGAACAATGGCACGAACAAAAAACAGAGGGTATCAGCAGACTTTGCCCCCTACCTATACGGCCCGGCTCTGGAAAATGGGCGGCTACATCCGGCTTTCCCGAGAGGATTTACAGAAAATCAACCGGGGGCTTGACGATAGCAACAGCGTGAAAAACCAGCGCGACATTCTCAATGATTTTCACTTCAACCATGCGGAAGAATTTGAAAGCTACACCGAGTATGTGGATGACGGCCACACGGGAACCGATACGGAGCGCGAAAGTTTCCAGCGGCTCTTGGGCGATGTGATGAGCGGGAAAATCAACTGCGTTGTGGTGAAAGACCTTTCCCGTTTTGCCCGGAATTACAGCGATGCTGGCAGTCTGATTGACAACCTTTTTGTGCAGATGGGCGTCCGCTTTATCAGCTTGGCCGAGGGCGTGGACAGCTACCTGAACCCGGATAGCGTGAACAGCATCATCGTTCCGATAACAAACGTGATGAACGACCAGTACTGTTATCAGACCTCAAAGAAAATCCGGCAGGTTTTCGATTACAAGCGGCGCAACGGCCAGTACATAGGCTCTTTTGCTCCCTACGGCTACATAAAAGACCCCAAAGACAAGCACCAACTAATCGTTGACCCGGAGGCCGCTGAAACCGTCAAAAAGATATACGAGATGTGCCTGCAAGGTACGGCCAAACTTCAAATTGTGATGTATCTGAACGACCACGGCATACCCAGCCCCACGGCATACAGAAAGCTAAAGGGCCTGCCCTACTCCCCGGCTATATCGGACGCTCCCATGTGGGGGAACAAGATTATAACGGATATTCTCAGAAATCCTATTTACACCAGGGATTTAGTACAAGGCCGCCGCCGGGTGAAAAGCTACAAGGTACACCAGATTGAGGCTGTGCCGGAGGAAGAATGGGTGCGCGTCCCCGATACCCACGAGGCAATCATCACCCACGAAACCTTTGAACGGGTGCAGGAACTTCTGAAACGCGACACCCGGACGGCCCCTAAAAAGCGGGAGCTCCATTTATTCAGCGGCTTTCTGAGGTGCGCTGACTGCGGCAAGGCCGTGACCCGGAGCCAGAGCGGGAAGAATGTTTATTATTCCTGCTCCACTTACAAGAAACGCTCCCGTACAGCCTGCACCATGCACTCTATCAAGCACAACCGTCTGGAGGCCGCCGTTCTGTTCGCTATCCAGTATCAAGTGAGTACCGCCGTTTCCTATTCGGAAATAGTAGCCCATATCAATGCGGCTCCACTGAAAAAAAGTCAATCCCACCGCCTTAACGACCAGATTGCCGCAAAGGAAAAGGAATTGACGAAAATCACCCGCTACAAGCAGTCACTGTATCAAGACTGGAAAGACGGGGAAATCTCCCAGCAGGAATACCGGGAAATGAAAGCCGATTATGAACGGCAGGCCGCCGGGCTCTCGGATTTGCTGGCCCGGCTGACGGCTGAACGGAAACAGCTTTCAAACGGCGTTGACCAGCAGCATCCCGCGCTGGTAGCCTTTGCGAAATATCAGAACATCGAAAAGCTGACCCGCGAAATCCTGATTGAATTGGTAGACCATATCAAGGTTTACGAAAACGGCAATATCAGCGTTCATTTTAAGTTTGCAGACGAGTTCCGCCGGATTGCCGAGTACATTGAAATCAATACCACTGACACCGCCGAGGCGGGCTGACCCCCGCCAAAGCATGAAATCCTTTTGACAGTGTGTTTTCCTAATAAAACGCAATCTTATGAAATCGAATGAATGCGTAAAGAGCTGCCACAATTTTTCGTTTCTTGACAGGAGGTAATTCACAATACGTGTCAGTGTGCCCTTGAAAGTCAGCGGGCGGCTGGTGATGATTCTTTTGTAATAGAGTTCAGTTGATTGGTTAAATGGAACCATCCGTTCACCACCGAAGCTGTTTTCTTCCTCAATATAGTCAACATTATGACCAATCAGCGCCATCAGTTCCAGGTTGCCGCTGCGCGAACCGATATGCCGCAGGGAATGGGCTGTTGCATTCAGGCAGTCATAAAACCGGGATTGGCCCATTCGGGTATTGCCGCCCCAGCCGGTGGGATCAGCGTCTGCATTTTTCCAAAATTCTGTAAAATCAAATATCCGTTCGGCCCATGGGCTGATGATAATTTTTGATATCTGCTTACCCTTCCTGTCACCGGCAAGGATAATCAGATTGGAGGGATCTCGTAATAACAGCATTTCTATCAGTGTCAGCGTGGCGGTGGTTCCTGTATCATGTTCCAGATGTGCACCGCCATTTGCACTACTGTGGCGAAGCCAAAGAACGATTATATTGTGTTTGTGAAGATTTGGAAGCAGTTCCCCAAGTTTAGGGTTTATTTTTGTAATCCAGCTGTTAAGCGCATTTGACACTGCTGTATCCTGCCTATGTACAGCAGTGGGGAGTTCCCAGGCTGTTCGGAGGTTTGTTTTCCACTCGCTGTTGTAATTTTGGCCGACCGTCTGCGTTGCATAGCTTGGGGTTTTTATAGGATGAGAGGTGTGGTATCTTTTGTTGGATGGTTTGAAAACGACCCGGGGATTGTTGGGGTCGCCCAAGCGCCAGAAGCCGCCGGAAACTTGTCCCTGTATATTTAATGTCTGTTCAAATGTTTGCAGCATTTGACACTTGTTCCATGGTCCAGAATATCCGGTAACAAGAACACGTGTACTTGGACGGTGCAGCAGCATTGCGGCCAGTGTAAACTGATCGCCTGTCGCATAGTCTGGGATTCCGATCCAGACAGGTTCAAATGCATTTATAATCTCTGAATAATCCGGCCTGTTTATCAAAAATGTAAAGACTAATTTTTGATCAGAGTTCGGCCTGGAAATGAGCGAAGAAAAACTTGTGCTGTCGATATCCCGCTCATTAAAGGGCAGGCGGTTTCGTTCAATACCTGTTGCAAAACGTCTCGTAAACTCTTTTCTTAATGGGGAACCCGTATCATTGAAGCAGCTAACGGGTGAAGGCCCGCCCGTGTGACGCCGTGCCGGAGGAGCGGACGCTCTTGAGCGCAGCGGGGGAGGGGGTGCATCTTCTTTCAAAATATAGTAGATATCACGGTGAAAGCCAAAGTTATAGACTGCATTGGTGTTTTGCGGATAAGCAGAATTGGAATATCTCTGTACAACCGGGGAGGATATGCTCTGCTGCTGCGCCGGGCGATGGAGCAGGGACAAGCTGTCAGCTTGTTGTTCAAGTCGTGGGTCGGTATTGACCGGCAGGCCGTTAATTGTAGAATCCGGCTTTATCCGGCCTGTTTTCTGCTGGATGACATGGCCGAGCTCATGGGGGAGGAGGTGCGCCTGACCGGGGCCAAGGTATACCTGGCTTCCCTGCGTATAGGCCAGCGCTTCTATCTGCCTTGGCCGTCCTGAATTGTAGTGCACGCGGACATCATCAAAAGAAAGGCCTGTTTCCGCCTCTGTCTGTTTTTTCAGCTGAATCGGGATTCCACTGCTGAAAACCGGACGCTGTCGGGGAGGGCTGCTGTTCGAGGACTAGGAGCTGCGGGTAACACAGCGGCTGCCCCGTGTGCTCTCTGCTGGACGGCAAACCGATATCCTCTTGATTCTTGAAAGCAGCGCCGCCGCGCCGATGGATGCAGGGCTGACATATGCGCCGCATGTCAGCGGCTTTGCAGGAACGTCCGATGGAACCCCGGTCCATATGCAGCAGCAGTTCCAGATTGCGCCCGGAGAGACGGTCGTACATGTGCCCCTGTTCCCGATTTCTGCCGGGCAGGCAGCGGTGTTTGCTCTGGATAATAACGGTTTCCGGTTGGAAAAACGAGGCGTTCCTTGTGTCCTGCGGGAGACTGTCCGGCTTGAGGTGCCGGTTGTGCGGGGAGAACCTGCGCAGGCACTTGAAGAACAGATCACAGGACTTTCGCCGCAGGAGCTTTGGGCGCCTGCGGCGGATGGGATTCCGCTTGCCGGTGTGAGGTTCATTAAAAGCGGCGAACAATGCCTGCTGGAAGAGATTTTTCCGATTGGCGGGGATGCGCGGATTCCGCTGCCCTATTTACAGGAGCATTTGCGCGGCTGCCTTGCGTGTTTTCCAGAAACCGAAACCCACACCCAACCTTTGCCGCCTGCGCCCCCCTCACCGCCTGCACCGGTTCCTCCGGCCCCGGAACCGCGCAGGCCTGCATGTTCGGCAACAGGTGTGGCACAGTTAAACCTGGGGCTTCACGCGCGGAAAGGGGATGTACTGCGCACCGGAGAGATTGCACACGGCCTGGGCCCCGGGACCGTTTTCCTTGATTTTGGGCTGGAGGATGTCCAGCCAGGGCCCGGGCACAGCGAACGCCGAACCAGCCTGTTTTTTGGAGATGCATCCCTGTTTGAGGATGCCGGGAATGTATGTTGTGACTGTGCTGCGCTGGTATTCCCGGAGAAGGGTACATTTGAGCTGGCCGTCCGGCTGTGCGGAGAGCCGCAGCGCTCCATGCTGCGTTTACGCTGGTTTGCGTGGCGCACGGAGGAAGAAGCGCCGCCCGCGCCCTCGGGAAAAGTAGGGCGGCTGGTTCGCCTGAACCCCGATGTTGTGACCATCCGACCCGGGGAAACGATTGGTTTTTCGGCTGTTTTTGAAGGTGGGGAAAGTGTTCCCTGCAAATTCTCCGTCATTGACCGGTACGGCGGCAGCATTACCCGTGACGGGATTTATACAGCGCCGGATCAAATCGGGCTTTATCAGGTGCAGGCGCAGGTATGCGGTGCACCGGAACAGTCAGCGCACGCTTTTGTACTTGTGAAGGAGGCGGTAAATGGGGGCGTTTGATGGTTTATCTGTCCTTGTTCGTGCGTTTGACGGGCCGGAGGGATGTTCAGAGATTTGTGTTTATGAAGGCGGCCTGCGGGTGATCCGGATATGCCTGGGTCAGGTGGAATACCAGCGGGAGCTGTTGTCCGCCGGATGGCTGGGCATTCCGCTGCGGGTGGAGGAGCAGGTTTTGGAGCTGCTTCCGCCCTGGCGGGAAGGGGAGCCTTTTGCGGTGTGGCTGTCGGCGCGGCCCGATTTAGCGCACCGGCGGGATGCCTGTCTTTCGATTTTGGGGCAGTGTTTATCGGATAGGGTTCCGGCTTGCATTCTGACACCGGCTGTATGTGTGGAAAACCTGATATTCACGGGAGAGGGAGCCGGTTTACAGTATTTGCCGGACTGTTCCCGCTGGGCGTATGGTGCATCAGAAGACGAGGCAGCGGCTGCCCTGGCGCAGGTGTTCCGGCGGCTATTGACGCAGGGGCTGACCCGCTGGGAGGCGCAGCATTTTCCGCCGGAGCTTTGTTTATTTTGTTCTCGTATAGAGGGTGCTGGTTACTGTCGGTTCTGGCAGCTTCAGCGGGATTTATCGGTGATACCGGGCGGATTCCGACAGCCGTCAGAGGCAATTCGGGAGTGTATTCGGCGGTGGAAAGCGTGGTTTTGCAGGCTGATGCGTCCGGCGGCACGGATGCTTGCAGTTGTTTTGGCGGTAGCGGCGCTGTTGTCGCTTATTTCGGCATACCGCCTCCACCTCCAAGACCATCGAAATCGGTGGCCCGGGATGTCCCCCATCGGCGGACAAACACTCAACTGACCCGGGCGGGGATGTCCTCCGCAGACGGCGCCGGGGCTCTGCCCCTGGACCCCGGCCAAAGGGCCTTGCCCTCTGGACTCCCACGATTTTTTTGTAAAAAAATCGAGTAAAAACTCCATCACGCCTGCGGGCGGGACGGGGGATTGATGTTTCCGGCTGTATGTGTTTTATACTGGAATATGACAGGGGATGGTATTATGGTAAAAAAACGGTGGTTTCTGAAGAGGTTATTATTTGAAGCCATGTTTTTACTGAGCACTTTTGCGCTGGGGCTGGGAATTACAGCCATACGCGCAAAGGAGTGGATGCCATCATTGAGCGGCCAGGCCGACATGCTTTGTGCCGAGGGGGACAGGTTATTTGTAGCGGGAGCCTCACGCCGGAGCAGTTATTTGGTTGAAACGGATACAGCGGGAAAGATGCATAGCTGCGTCCTGCTTGCCGGGAATCAAGCATTTCGTGCGGCTGTTCCGGGGGGAGCGCTGGTTTTTGCGGTGCTGGATACGGAAGAGGATGGAATACTTCATCAGTCACTGGTTTCTTTTCCGCGCCGGGATGGTATGCTGAAAGAGAAAGTCATTTTGGAGCATTTCCCGCAGACGGAAACCGAGGTTATATGGAGTGGGATTGCGTTTTCGGAAGATACGGTTGCACTGTACTTGACGGGGATTGATGAACTGGGTCAGGCATGGCAGATGACCTGTACGCCGTCCGGCGGAGTTACAAAGCCGCAGCGCATTCTTGCAGGCGAACAGGTTTACAGGATTCAGCCTGCGGCGAATGGGGATTTTGTCTGGATCGGGCAGGATTTGCAGGTTGGACAGATGATCGGCGGCAGGCGGCGGGATGATTTACTGCGCGGACTGGCAGAAACGCCGCAGGATATTTGTTTTAGTGGGGAAAGATGTTTTATTTCGGACAGTATCAGCGGCAGTGTTTTTGAGGTGCAGCCGGATGGCGCGGCGCGGCTATACTGTTCGGGGACGGAAGAAGTCGGAAACAGCGGCTATCCCTACCAGCAGATGGGACGGCTTGCAGCGGCATCCGCCGCAGACGGAAGGGTCCACATTGTCGGGCTTTTAAGAACGCCGGACGGAAGCATAGCAGCAGGCAGGGCTTTTTGCTTTGACCGGCTCGAAGGGCTTCGCGTGCCGCTCCTGTGGGCGCATGGCTGGCGGCTTGCCGTGATATGTTGGATGGTGTTCCGGCTGTTGGCGGTGCTGGTGACTGCGGTATTCTGTTCGCACCGTCTGGCGGTTCGGCTGTGTGCCGGTGAATTGCTGATTTGTCTTGTACCTGAATCCGTGAAACTCATCGTAAAATCACATGCTCATTTTGCACTGTTTTGTTCTGAGATCTCACTTACAACCGCCGGATAATAGTTTATCACACTCTGAAAATTCTAATTTCACATTGAGAGGGCTACAGAATTTCTTCACCCATTGGGTGAAGAAATTCAAGAGTAATCTCACACGAAAATCCGAACTCTGACTGGACGATACCGCATAATTCAGCAATTTCAAGGAGAATTTACGAACAAAGGAAGGATGAAACCGAAAATGGTTTTCTTTTGAGTTTCACGGATTCAGGTTAATTAAAACGGAATGCTCCGCTCATCCTGAATCATTTGAAACACCTGTTCCCAGGCTCCAATCAGAACACCCTGAATGAAATCCTGCGGATAATCCTTAACCGGCATATCCAGTGGGAAATAACCCTTTTCCGAAACTACAAGCCGGATTTCCGCTTCTGTGACCCTGCTGTTCTCCATCAGATCACGCAGTGCTTGCGGCAGCTCCGCAGGCGGCGGCGACCATTTGCTTAAATCCGTGAAGCCATCCGGTGCGCCTGATTCCTGCTTCGATGCAATGTCCATTGCAATCTGCCCGGAGGTCAGGGCTGAAGTGTAGCCTCCAGACTGTGCCGTCCCTGCGTCCTGTTCGGACGGCGGCTGCCGGAGATCTGCCTGCGGTGCAAATTCTGTCGCCTGTGCAGGTTTCGATGGCGCTGGCGACGTCTCTGCACGATATCGGGATTGCGATTTCGGCGGTTCCTGCTGTACGGCGGGTTTGCCAAGTATCTGCGTCCCAAGGCAGAGGGCAATTTCCGCAAAGTCGAACGGCAGTTCGTCTGCCAGCCCATGCCGGTTCTTCGCGTCCCAGCATGGATGATGGGTGGTGTACATGACCCGTTTGCCGCCCTGTGCTTTCACTTTCTTATCGTCTGTACGAACCGTAAAAGTCTTATAATTGGCAAATAACACCATATCTGCCCACTCTTTCAGCATCGGAGAATTTTTCTTTGTGAGCTTCAGGCTCCAGCGGTCGTAAGGTGCCAGTTCGTCAGGCTGCTCAAATTTAGAGAGCTTGGCATGCGCCGTAACCACCACGTGAATCCCACGATGGACAACGTCCTCCAACAGGTTCAAAAGCCTGCCGAATTCCTCTTCCTGAAACACATATCCTTTCCCATAACCGAAATCCTCAATTCCCGCTTTTTGATACTTTGCGCAAACTGCCGTTGTACAAAGCTGCTCCGCCCAATCTGCCGTGTCAATCACCAGCGTACGGCATAAGCCCGGCTTTGCAAGCACCTCACGTACTTCATCCATCAGGTACTGCCAGCTTTCCGGTTTTGGAAGCCGCGCCACGTCAAGCTGCTTTGTCCCACCCTCGGTATCGATAAACAGAGGTTCCGGAAAGTGTGATGCAAAAGTTGATTTCCCAATCCCTTCCGGGCCATATAATACAATCTTTTGTGCAGCAAGAATCTTTCCGCGTGTGATTTCCATTAAAACGTCCCTGCCTTCCATGTCTTTTTCGTTTCCGTAACAGGCAGCGGATCAGGCGCTCCTGCCGCCTGCCCATCTTCAATAATCACGCTGCATTCCCCGCCCGTCGATACGCGGGTAGCAATCGCCTGCAAGCCTTCCTTTTCGAGCCATGCGCCGAATTCCCTCAATGTATCCAAGTCCATCTGCTCAAGTTTATCCAGCAGGACAAACCCGCACGCTGGCTTTAATCGGCGGACAATCGCCGTAGCAATCCGCAGCTGGTCAGCGCCCGAAATATCCGACCACTGCTTACTCTGATAGGTCAGCATTCCATTCTCGACCGACAACTCCGGGAGCGGAAAATCTGCTCCCTCCAGCAGTGCCCGGCGGCGGCTTCGGGTGTTTTCAATTTCGACTGTGAGCGCGTCATACTGCGTGTTCAGATCCTTTGCATCTTCCTCCGCCTTTTCCTTGTCGAGATTCGCACGGACTTTACGGTTCGTTTCTTCTATGTTCTCTATCTGACGCTCAAGCTCTGCGGTCGATCCGTCCTCAAGTCCGGATGCCGCGCCGCGTGCCTGTTCCAAATCTGCACAAACCGCTGCATATTCGCTTTGCAGCCGCTCAAGCTGTTCCGAAAGCAGCCGCTCCCGCTGCTCCAGCTGATGGAGGGTGTCCCGCCTTCGCTGATTTTCTCCATTCCGAACAAGAATGTCCTGCTGCTGCCGGATAAGCTCCGACGCTGAAACCGGCTCGCTCGGTACCCCCGGATAGCTCGGAAGTTCCCTTGCATATTTCACCTTCTGATCCGCGATCTGTCCCAATGCGTGACGCCTGTTATAAAGCTCCTGCTCCGTATGGTCGAGCTGATACAATTCCTCTTCTACACCAATAATCCGCAGCAGCGTGCTTGATTTCTCTTTATCTGTCGCCGACATAAATTTCGGTAAATCCAGCGCGAGATTTTCTACGAATTCATTCAGAAGCTGCTGACCGCCCTTTCGCCCAGACGGATCTGTCACCTTCAGACTGCCGTTTTTGCCGCTGCGCTCAACTATCAGGCCATTCGACAGCGTCACCAACAGCCGCGGCGGAATCACTGAACCGTCCCGCTGCGCCGCCTCTGGCCGAAAACGGTCGCCTCCCAGCGCCCACGCGATGGAATCCAATACCGACGTTTTCCCCTGTCGGTTCTTACCTCCTATGACCGTCAGGCCGTTCGCTGTCGGCTCAATCGTAAGCGCTTTAATGCGCTTGACGTTCTCAATTTCCAATCGGTTGATTTTTACCATTTGACTTTCTCCTGTAAATACGTTATACTGCTTATGTGATTATTTGCTTGCGCTCACTTCGGATGGCCGTCCGGGTGAGCGCTTTCCTTTTCTGCGCTGCGCTCCATCCATTCGCCGATCAGTGTCATGATGCAAGCGGTAAGAAACAGACCTGCCAAATTGCGAAAGGTTTCAAACCG